GGGCGAGAGGCTCCGTTTCGGTGCCCCATTGCATAGCGGCGTTGGTAAACGACTCCTGTTGCTGGCCAGTAAGTCTCTCGGCTATCAACTGAACCATGTAATTGCGTCTTGTAGCCGTGTCTTTGCCTGCAATGGCGTCCGATACCCTGGATGCTGTGACATGCCCTAACCGCGCTTGGAACCACTCATCTGTGCGCTGATTCATTTTTTATACGCTCGCACAAAGGATTTCATTGGGTATCGCCAGATTGGTTGATCGTAGAACCTGCGCTGGTGAAGCTCATGTTCCTGCCAAAACAGATGTGGTTTTGCTTTCTTGATAGATGCAATGGCGTCGTCCAAAGCTTTGTTGTCACCGATCTTTTGATAGGGCAGTTTCCAATCAACTTTGCGAACATACTGTTTTAGTTCCGGGAACATTTTTCGACTCCTGTTTGTGTGATGCTGTAGGACAACATGGGTTTACCGTTAATCAGTTTGGCGCCTGCACGCTGGATAAACCCTTTTCTCTCCAGTTGGATGAGCCTGGGTGAAATCGACCGATACAGAACCTCCGGCATGCTGTCAGCGATCTCTTGGCACGTTTGGTTAGGCGTGTCATGCAAGCGTTTAAGAACCTTCATTGCAATCGTCTCTGCACGCTGGGGAGTCATTGCATTTTTACTTGTCTCCGGGTCTGTCGTGCGAGACATTGGCATAAATGGCCACGGGCTATTTAGCATTGTTCAGCTCCATCAGTTGAGCTTTCCTGTCGTTTTTAGCTGATTCCAGCATGGCGAGTGCTGACTTGTTGTTTTGAAAGACTTTGTAAGCCTGTGCGTAGGCTGTTTTGAGATCCTCCATAGACGCTGCGGCGTACATAGCATCCAACATGGGTTTTGGATCGTGTTTGCTTGCAGCATTGCCGTCGTCGTCCTCTGGGGCTACCGCGCAGGCGGTCATAAGGCTATACCTGCGAGCGTAACTAAGCGCCGAGCCATAGCCCTGTGGGTCGTGTTTGCTGGCAGGGACATGCAGTTTTCCTGCTGAGTAAGTCTCGCCTGACTCGTGTACAAACACTGTTTCAACAATCACCCCGTCCTGGCACTCATGCGTCTGCTGGATGAGCGCGATACCGTTGATGTTGAGTGCGTCGATTACTGCTTCAACAACTGCTGCGAGATCGGCGTATCGAGACTTAAAGTGCGGGTTTGTTGATGACTTGAGAGCTGGGCCGAATGCTCTCTGTGCCTTCACTAACGCTGTTGCTATCTGTTGCATAGTTCCCTCTGAATGATTGCCACTTGTTGACGTACTGTTGCTGCTCTGATGGAGGCACCCAGCCGTGCCTCTTGAACGTGTTTAGGACGTTTGTTGCTGCTGCTGGCGTCCACACAAACTCAGGACTCAAAATAGATCCCAAAAAAGCCTCCCGATAGTTGATACTTCTCCCACTGACATGTCTACTAGGGTAATCCCTAGCATGACTCCAAACGCTACGAATACAGCGGTTTGCAAGATCGCTTTCACTTCCACCCCTGCTTTTTATAAAACTCGTTAACAATTGCTTCTGCACGGTGCTCGACATACAGATCACGCAGGTTGTCTGCAATCCAGATGACTTCAGACGGGTTGCGACGGATAGCGTCCTCAATCTGATTTTGGACGTTCAGGTAACGGTCACCCAGGTTGTCATACATATAGTCGGCAAACTCGGACTGCGGCATGGACTGATACTCGTCCAATGCTGTTTTCCGAGCTGCGTCCCACATTTCCTGCTCAGCGCCAGACCAGAAAAACACTTCAGCGTCATCAAGAATCGGTTCCTCGTACATGTCAATCTCCCGTGTTGGTGAAGCCATTGTGCAGGTTTGAGATGTGTCTGACAAGGAAAATATTTTTATAGATTTTACAGCATCATTAGCTTTTCTCTATTGCAGCTTAGTAGCAATGTGTAGTATTCTAGCATTTTTGGAGGAGCGATGAATCCTTACTTGAAGCTGGCAATAGCGATGCTGGGCGGCACGAACGAGGCTGCTAAAAGGCTCGGTGTATCTCGGTACTCGATCTACCAGTGGAGTCAATCAATCCCTCTCAAGAGGGCCTTGCAGATAGAGGAGATGACGGGCGGGCAGGTGTTGGCGTCTCAACTGAAACCGGAATTTTTCAATGAACTTAACGGCAAGATCAATGGCCCTGCTGCGTGAGCGCGGGTATCAAGTGGCTCCTGTTGAGCGATGGAACGCGTTCACAAAGACAAGGCACGACCTGTTCGGCTGTATCGACTTATTGGCCATCGGCAACGGTGAGACGGTGGCTGTCCAGGTGACAAGCAAATCTAACTTGTCAGCTCGCAAGCACAAGATCGAGGAAGCCGAGGCTTACCCGGAAATGCTGCGGTCAGGGTGGAAGGTCGTTTTACACGGGTGGTTCAAGGAAGGTAATCGGTGGCAACTTAAGGAGGTCGAGCTGTGATCGAAAAGATTGGTGACGCTACGCTTTATCTAGGTGATTGCAGAGAAATTCTGCCGACACTTCCAATAGTAGATGCCGTTATCACCGATCCGCCGTATGGGGTCGGGTTCAAGTACGAAAGCCACGACGATCGTCCAGAAGCCTACGAGGGCGGCTACGACCGCTGGCTCATGGCGATCCTTGAGGCTTGCGAATCGAAATGCACGCCTGGCGCTCCTGTCTTTGTTTGGCAGTCAGGCACTCACATGCGGTCGCTTGCTGAACGATTCCCAAGAGATTGGCGGTTGTTCGTTGCAGCAAAAAATTTCGTGCAGATTCGTCCTACTGCGATGCAGCACGCATTTGATCCAGTGGTGGTCTGGTGGATTGACGGGGAAAAACCTTGGTCGGCAGGAACAGCCACCCGTGACTTCCACATCGCCAACACCGCGCCGGTTATTGGCCAGGCAAACAGCCTAGAGCGTGGACACCCATGCCCCAGGCCTCTGGATCAGGTGTCGCATGTCATCGACCAGTGGGTAAAGCCAGCCGCCATAACGCTTGACCCGTTTATGGGTTCTGGAACGACTGGCGTTGCGGCCATCCGACTAGGCCGTCAGTTCATCGGTATCGAACGGGAGCAAAAGTATTTCGACATTGCTTGCAAGCGGATTGAGCAGGCTGTATCTCAACCTCGCCTTTTTGATGACGAACCAAAAAAACCAGAGCAGCTTGGATTTTTAGACTAAACAGGAGCAACGGTGATCTTTCTGCTAATCAACGAGAGTGCCCGCAAACAGGCTTTAGAGGCCCTCAGAAACGTCAAACTAGGCATGGTGGTACGTATAGAGCCATCCAGCCGTACAAACGCTCAAAACGCATTCTACTGGGCCTGCTTATCCGCCATTAGCGATCAGATCCGTCCAGGGAAAGAACACTCGCGGGATGTGTGGCACGAGTATTTCAAACAACTATTCCTGCCGACCAGGATGCTGGAGTTGCCAAACGGTCAGCTAGTAGAGCAGCAGGCGTCGACTGCGAGTCTCAACAAGGCTGATTTCTCAACATATGTTGAACAGGTGTTGCAATGGGCGACGGAGAGAGGTCTGATCTGGACAGACGATATGAATGTCATGCGTGCAGAAAACGCCATGCTTCAGCCCGAATAATCGTTCTGCCAGACGGAACAGAGGTGGGCTTGCAGTCTCTGGAGTACGCGCTGTGGTGCGAGGCAAAGTGGTATCTGTCTCAGACAAAGAAAGTACAAGGTGACTACATCAACCGATTGTCGGACGCCAGGAAGGATCAACTGAGGCCCTATGTTCAGAAGCAAAAGACTATTGCAGGCCGTTAGTACGCTTTCCTGCCAGCACTGCGGGATGGATGGTATGACCCAGGCAGCGCATGCCAACTGGGGTGTATACGGCAAAGGGATGGGAATGAAAGCTCACGATTGCTTTGTGGCTGCGCTGTGTGTTGACTGCCACCGGGAGCTTGACCAGGGCAAGAACTTGTCGGCGGATGAGCGGCAGGAGATGTGGGAGTCGGCTTTTAGAAAGACGCTTGTTGCGTTGTTTGAGTCTGGAAGGTTGTCTGTCAAGTAGTGCGGGGAAATCGTCCTCTGTGGAACCTTTTCCCCGCAATGTAAGGTTTGTGTAAGGTTGCAAGTTCACAATGGCTTGCGTATGATCAGTTCTGCGCCGTGGAAAGCGCATAGCAGGTCAGCGAGACAGTCTCTATCGGGCTGGTCTATCTGACCGTTTCTTACCCGTTCTGGGTGCGACCTGCCGGAATTTCCACCGGATAGGCCAGCACCGATGGAGATTGTTGTGCATTACTACCATCACCATATCGGTGATTTCGTCAAGGCGACGGCACGGCTGACAGATGCTCAGTCTATGGCGTATCTGCGCCTTATCTGGATGTACTACGACCGAGAACGTCCGCTTCCAGACGGCATAGAAGCCCTTGCTTTTCAGCTTGGGACTGACGAAAAAACCGTCCACCTGATCCTTGTTTCGTTCTTCAGGCTTGAAGATGGCCGCTGGCATCACACGCGCTGCGATGCTGAAATCAAGGAGTACAAGGAACTTATCCACAAGCGAAGCAAGGCTGGCAAAGCATCTGCTGAACACCGTGGCAACACAAGCTCAACACCTGTTGAACAAGTGTCGAACACACAGCCAACAGATGTTCAACTAACCAATAACCAAGAACCAGTAACCAATAACCATATAAAAAATAATACGCCTCGCAAGCGAGTCGAACGACCAGATGACGTTACTGAATCGACTTGGGAAGCGTTTTTGCAGCTACGCAAGGAGAAGCGAGCAGCGGTGACGGATGTTGCGATCCAGGCGATACGGAAGGAGGCGAACAAGGCTGGGGTGTCGCTAGACGCTGCGATGCGAGAGATGTGCGCTAGAGGATGGCAGGGATTCAAGGCTGACTGGATGCACAAGGAAGCTAAAAAGTCCGACGTTGTTGCAGTCATGACTGGTCGCAAAGAGAGTATTGACCCACGAATTCAGGAGCATATCGATGCAATCCTCCCCCCGCTTTCCCTTCGCTAGTTCCGTGTTTGAGCGGTTTCGCATCCTGTACGGGTCGCAGAAACTTGCTCTCATGTATGAACATGATGACAACGCAATCATGCCTGCTATGGAGGCATGGGAGCAGTTTCTTACAAGCCAAAAGCCGGATGTTGTCCGCAAGGTGCTTGCTACTTTGCCAACCTTATCGCGTGAGTGGCCGCCAAACCTTTCCGAGTTTATCGGTATGTGCCGCGACTTTGATCGTGTCGAACAGCGCGAGAACGTAGCCCTGCCAGCTCCCAAGCAGGTGACAGAGGAAGGCAAGCGGGTATTAGCTCAACTAAAGGCTGTTCTTGAAAGCAAGAGGGTGAAATGACACGAGCCGAAGTATTAAAAATGCTACGTAGAGCTGGATTCATTGGGAAAGAAGAAGATCTCCCTATGTGGGTTTATGAGCGTTTTGCTGAGATTGTCGCCAAAGCAGAGCGTAAAGCATGCGCGAAAGTTGCGCTAAAAGGAACAGGAGAGGCTATACAAACGAAAACGCTAAAAATACTTCAATCGGAGCGTGAGCGTATTGCAAACGCCATCCTTGCGAGAGGTGAGACATGACTTGTCGCTGCGAAGCTGAAAAGCACAAGTACCCGTTGACTCCAGACCAGATCGACCAGACGGGAGACTGCGCTGTAGAGATCTATGTCTGCCTAGAGTGCGGTGCACAGAGAATGCGGGTTTTCCCCAATAGACCAGATGAACAACTTCCGAGAGACTACGAATGATGTGTCCTGCATGCACGAGGGATGTACGACACAGAACCGTCAAGGGTGAGTTTCGGTACTACGCTTGCCCGTGCGGTGAGAGATGGAAAACACAGGAAGTTATCCGAGAACGTGGGGTGAAGTTTGAACCCAGGAAGAAAGGGAAGACGAGATGAGTAAAGACGGTGGGCCAGCGTTTCCGGTGCCAGATATTGATGGCGGCAAGGTTTGCGAAGGCATGACCCTGCGAGATTACTTTGCAGCTAAGGCTTTGCAAGGGATTCTGAATGATGCAGATGTTTTTTGGGATAAAGCGGCTCCACTTGCATATCAGTACGCTGACGCCATGCTAAAAGCGAGAGAGAAATGACCAAAGATGACATCCTGCGGATCGCAAAAGAGGCGGATGTATGGGTTGCTGGTCAAAGACCGTATCAGACGCAGCTAGAACGCTTTGCAGACCTCATCCTTGAGCATCTGCATCACGAGACCATCCACGTTTGCCACGATGCGTGTGTCAGGGAAGCGGTGCAGGCCGAGCGAGAGGCGTGTGCGAAGTTATGCGCAGAGGAGTTTCAATATTACGGACACGATCACATCTTTGCCGCCGCCATCCGAGCAAGGGGGCAAGCATGAACTGCGATGCAGTCTACAAAGAGCGCAACCAATTGGTGGCCTTGCTGTCTACGCTGTTCCCTTCCGGCAAAGCCAAGACCGCCATTGAGGGATGGGACGAGGCGTGGCATGGGTGCGTCTACATTGACTTTCCTTGGGGGCAGGCATCATGGCACTACCACTCAGACGATGAGCAGATGTTTGCACATTTGCCGCCTTACACAAAACCGTGGGATGGGCATACCACTGAAGAAAAGTACGCGTCCATCGCAAACGCCATCAGAGTTAGGGGTGAGAAATGAGCATCGCAGCAATGAAACAAGCGCTGGAGGCATTGGAGGAACTGAACAAGGCAAGCATCGGCGTTGACGCTGTTCCGTTGCCCGGCGAAATTGACACGGCGATGGATGCCCTCCGCACCGCCATCGAGCAGGCTGAGAAGCAGGAGCCGGTGGGCGAAGTTCTGAATGAACGTGGTGAGATTGATTACATCAGCTACGTACCGCCAGTCGGAACGCCGCTTTACACCGCGCCACAATCAATCAACGATTTCAAGCCTGACTGGGACACGGTAAAGGCGTACGACGAAAAGTTTGCTGAGATGCTGGATGAGCAGCAACGGCTGAGGGCAGAACTTAAACGGACGGAACAGCGACTGCACGATGTGGCGACACTTTGCGCGAATGTTGAAGGTGTATTGAAAGCGGTTAACACCGCAGCCATGAAACTGACCGCTGAACTAACCTGCATGGAGGTTGACGACGATGACCGACTGGATCGTGACCGCGTTATGGAACGAGTTATGCGGTGGCGAAACGAGTGGGACAAGGCGATGTTTAAATACAAACCGAAAGCCGAGCCGCGCCAATGGGTCGGGCTGACTGATGAAGATGTTGTTGGGATGACTTGTGAATGCGTAGACGACGGGACATTCAATATGGATTGCGCCCGTGACTTTGCCCGTGCTATCGAAGCAAAGCTAAAGGAGAAGAACACATGACGGGCAAACATCTAATAGTGTTGATTGTTATTTCCATAGTTATCGGTGTGGCAGTCAGAAACTGGCAGTGTGCTGAAATGTTTCCAGATGCTAGTCGCCTTGCATGTATCTTGTGGAAGTAAAGGAGAGGAACAAGTGACTGACCGCGAGTTAATGCAATGGGCGCTTTACGCTCTGGAAGGCAGCAACGCATATGACTTTCCAGTTGTTGCAGAGCTAAAAGAACGGTTAGCGCAACAACGCAAACCTGTAGCCTGGCGTAAACATTACGAGAACTCTGGATATACATATTTCGATGAACGCTGGAAGACGATCCCAAATGACGCAGAACCACTTTTTTCAAACTGAAGTCTCAGACCACTTTATTCCAGAACAACAACTACTCGGCGCTGTCATCAGAATGGCTGTATACGACTCATGCCACACGCCGATAAAAGTAGGCAGAGAAACAAAGCTAACCGATGAAGCCAGAACCGCTCACAGATTCTTGTGGACTGATGCTGTCGAAAGCTATTTACACTGGCTTGATGTTGATGCTAAGTTTTTCAGGGCTAAGCTCATCAAGCTGATGGACGATAGAACCGAGAATGCTGTAGCGGGTTTTTCATCAAGCCAGAGGCGATCTTTTCGTATCAACAAACTTTTGTGGGAGGATTCATGCTCGATTATTCAGAAGGCTGTTTAGCTATCAAGAAGAAGACCAGTCAGGTTTACGACCTTTTGATTCACCACAAGTACGATGAAGCTAGAGAGGTCTGTATTGAGTTGATTGCAGACTCTCGTTCTTTGTATCATCAGATACAAATCCAGCAAGAAAATGACAGAACTTGAATTAGTCTGTTGTGTGCTGGCTTATTTAATCTGTCGATTCTGGTGGTGACTATGGAATGCCCTAAGTGCTTGCGACTTTTTGCCAATCAAAAAGCATTCGAGAAGCACTTCTCAGGGCCAGCAAGCATGCGACGATGCAAGACCAACACAGAACTCGAACAAACTCACCGGAGGCAAGATCAACAATGGCAGTTGAAGAAAAGCTGACATGGTGGCTGCAAAACAGAAAGACACGGATGACCACCAAAGACTTTGCAGACCGATACATGGTCACACAAGATCACATCAGAAACACGCTAAAAAAACTTCAGTCAGAAGGCAAGGTCGCCCCGATTAAAAAGGGTAGACAGATCTACTGGATGTCGCTACAATGATTCCCGTCTCCTTGTGGTTTTCACCCCTCTTCAGGGGTGTTTTTTTATGATCCCCAAACATCTACATTTCGTTTGGGTTGGCGATGAATCTAAGCGCCCAGACAAAGAGATCAACACCTGGAGGCTTCTCAACCCGGACTATCAAGTAACAGTCTGGGGCAACGAATCTCTCAAAAACTCGTGGCACCTTGCTAACGCTATGCGTTACTACTCACAAGAACTGTGTGGAGTAGCTGACTGTATGCGCTGGGAGATTCTGTACAAGTACGGCGGTATCGCACTGGACGCTGACAGCGAATGCCTGAGAAGTCTGGAAGACTGGCTGCTGGAACCTGACATATTTGCCTGCTGGGAATCAGAACTATTACGACCCGGTTTGATCGCAAACGGTATCGTCGGGGCTGTACCAGAACATCCTCTTATCGGTCAGATCATTGCCGACATGAAGTCAGAGACGCCTGACGCCCCACCGTGGCAGTGGTCAGGGCCAGGCAGAATCACAAGAGCTGTGCACGAACATCAGTACCGAGACATCACGATCTACCCGAGTCACTATTTCTTGCCGAACCACTTTGCTGGCCTGCCGTACTCAGGCAAAGGTCACGTATTCGCTACTCAAGCCTGGAACAGCACACGGAGGGTCTGGTGATCTTTCTCATCAACTCTGCTATCAACAACGATCAAACAAGACTTGCCGAGACTTTAAAGGGCTTAGAATCGATTTGGAGGCGCTACCCTTTGTCGGATATCTGGATCGCAGAATCGTCGCGTAACGGTCTTTCTAGCGAGTTTGTGGGGTATATCCCGGTCAGAGCGAAGTTGTTTACGTTCTGGGATGACCCGTATGTCAAGCGAGTGTATAGCGCACGTCAAGAATTAGGGTTTGTTAAGTCTGCTATCGAGGTTTATACGACGCGTGAGTTATTACGCCAGCCGATTAATCACGACCGGATCTTCAAACTTTCTGGAAGGTATGAACTTACAGATAACTTCCGACCTGACAATCACAAGCTGGCTACATTCAAGCGAGCGTTACCTACCGGGTTTAGTACAGAGCAGTGCGGCACGACTGGCATGTTGATGACTCGGCTCTACTCGTTCTCGCGTGACTTGATTCCGGTTATCAGAGACACGTTGTCTGAAATTCAGGAGTATCACTGGCACAAGTGGGGGTCTGGTGGGGTGTTTGACCTTGAGCATGGCTTTTATAAGTTTCTACCTAGACAACATTTGCACGAACTTGATACTATAGGTGTTAGGGGCAGAATCGGCCACTTATCTCATTATGTCGAGGATTGAATGCCTATCACCAGCAAAGCCCAGCAAAGGCTCATGTACGCAGCCGCTGGCAGCAAGAAGATGGCTAAGAAAGTCGGGGTGCCGATGTCTGTAGCCAAAGAGATGATCGAGAAAACTCCCAAGAAGGCATACGCTAAGATGCCTGCTCGCAAGAAATGAAAGCGATCTGGGATAAGCCCCGTCCTAAAAAGCTGGGTAAGCCAGATCCGTTGTCGGCTAAAGAAAAACGGTCGGCAAAGGCGATGGCTAAGGCTGCGGGTAGACCCTATCCAAATTTAATTGATAACCTTCGTGCAGCAAGGAAAAAATGATGGGCACCACCAATCAGCCGAATTACAAGAAAAAACCAAAGCCTGCCAAGAACAACGCTCCAGCCTACCCGAGTAAAAAGAAATGAACTGCCCAATCGTCACGCAGGATCAGAAGGCAAACGATAAAAACCGCGAAAAAGCGGTATCTGCTGCTAACTACCGGGAAGCCGACGAGGAGGAATACTCCTGCGGTAAATGCGGAGCATATATCCAGACACCGGAGATGATGGAGTGCATGGGCACGGATGACGACGACTACGGGTATTGCACGCAGAACGATTTTGTGTGCAGTGAAGACATGACCTGTGATCGTTGGCTGTCTGGTGGCCCTGTCAAGGGGATGAACCCCAAGCAGAAGATCCTGCTAAAGATCGCCAAGCTGCTGGAAGAAGAATGAGCGCGGCGTGGACTCGCAAGGCTGGCAAGAACCCCAAAGGGGGGTTGAATGAGGCTGGGCGCAAGTCTTACGAGCGAGAGAACCCTGGGAGTAATCTAAAGGCTCCTGTCAAGTCTGGTGACAATCCGAGGCGAGCATCGTTTCTGGCGAGAATGGGTAACATGCCTGGGCCGGAGTACAAGAACGGTGAGCCTACTAGGTTGTTGCTGTCGCTGAGAGCGTGGGGTGCGTCATCCAAAGCGGACGCCAAGGCTAAGGCAAAGGCTATCAGCGCAAGGAATAAGGCGAAATGACATGGCTACGCTGGAAGAACTGCTACAGGCAATAAACCCTGCCAATACTTACCAGCGGTATATAGGGCAGCCGTTCGCTAATGTTGCTGGCCCATTCGGTCGTGGATTCCTGGGGTTGCAACGTCCCGATTACGGATCAGAGGAAGCGTATAGGACAGGGCAGGCGGTGAGTAACATGCCTGCTGCTGGTATCCCTGCTGGGGCTATGAAAGCTGCGGCGCAGGTGCCTGGGTTGCTGGCAGATGTTGTGCAAGCAGCGAA